TGAATTAGGTGGAATAACAAACTCAAACATTTTAGGTTGCATTATAGCACCAACAACTCCAACATCTCCAATCACTGACTTTTCCACAAAAAGGCCGATACCATCTACCTGTATTGTATAAGATAAAGTTTCAGATGCTCCTATATTACTCCAGTCTATACCTATCATTATCCTTGTTAAAAAGTAGTCCGAAGGATTAGTATAGTTAAGTAGGGTGACAGGGGAAATAGTTAGATCCTTACTCCCACTCCACCCGTAAATGTAACCTTCCTTAACTCGTAATACTGATTCACTAGGTGCTAAGGTCATTAGTAAACTCTACCAGTCAAAGTCATACCCATATTAATCTCACTCGAATCACTGGTGTATAATATACCTTCAAAATAAGTGAAAGGAGGTAACATTAACTTAGTGGGTTGAATATACCATTGAGGATTCCCTACGTTAGATCCTAAATCATAATCAACCACTTCATTTCCATTCATTTTAATCTGATAACCTATATCTTCACCAGTTCCAAAACCAGTAATATCAAACGAAATGGCTATCTCTACCATAAGGTATTCTTTACCTGTTGTAAATTCAAGTGCCGTAACAGTACCACCTGATACCGCTTGAGTACCTGACCATGCACCACAATGATTATCTAGTATAGTTAAACCTTTTTGAGGTCCACTAAAAATAGCGTTAGCGCCTACCTTTGTTTTAGCCATGCTTATTCAAAATAAAGAGTCACTGCACCGCCACTTGCGGAAGCACTTCCTCCAGAATTGAACTGCACTGCTATTTGTAGATCTATATTATTTACACCAGCTAAAGGGAAAGCTACTGGCACCGAATTATAACCATCAAAGGCTCCAGCATCAGCGGTATCTCCAGCAGAACCCCATATCACTAAGTTTTGTTCTGACATATTAGATCCTAATAGTCTGCAAACGATAGTTGTCCCTTTTGCATTAAATGTATCAAAGGCGCAATCTATACGGGAAATCCTAGTAGATCCCTGAGGTACTTGAATATTACCTAATGAAGAACTAAGCATATTATCCGTTAAGGAAAAGTAGGCTTTGTCGGTTGGCGTGGCGTCAAATGTTCGTGTTATTGTTGTTGCAGTCATTTTAAATCACAATCGAAAATATAATTTCGATCCTCCTAGTTTTAGTTGTGGCCACTGTCTTCGGGCAACTGCACCAAGTACAGCGATCCCTCCAGCGGTTACTAATGTCTTTCTGCCTTCGTCGGTACCAATCATATTAATTGCGTTAGTTGATAAAGTATTGAATGCAACACTAAGTTGACCATCTGTTACGTCCTTAAGGACTCCTTCGATTACTTGTGACCCTCTGCCTCCAGATCGTTCAATTGTCTTACCAGCATTTAGGTATGAAGCTATTGCTAAACCCGACGCCATACCTGTAACGCTTGGGTGTGGTAATCCTTTCTTCATTTTTCTTACTCCGTTTTTCTTCGATGGTTTACGTGCGTTAGATCGCTTTTTGGTTGTACGAGTGCGGTTTCTCGCAGACAGATAGCGAGCTTTAGAGATAAGTTTATTATCCTTAAAGTACATCATACGTCCGTTTTTAGCTCTCTTAGCACGTAAGACCATAACCGATTAAAGTTTAATCCGTTATATATATCTTTTGGCTTAACCGCGTTCGTGTAAAAATTTAACGCGGTCAGTATGTTCTTTTAAGATAACCCAAAGAGCCTTTTGCCCACATTTTATACACTTTTCTGCTATAGGTTTGTTTAATTCTTGACAATCTCTTTGATCACATCGCCAATAGTTACGATATATATCTAGATCTGCTAAAGGTTTATACTCTTGAAGTGCCATATTTACTATGTGAGACATAGTGTAACCTTCTTTATCTGCTAATTTATGGACTAATTCAAGCATTTTTGTATCTATAGTAAAGGATGTTCCCCTTACTTGTTTTCTTGGTCGGCCCATATTATCGACCTACAATATATTTTTGACGATACTCTTCTATTGTTAAGGTTCCTACATCGGGTTTGAATACAGATCTATTAATTCCTGAATCCCACTCCATGCAATGACACCAGGAAGAAACAGATCCGCACTCTTTACAGCGATATGTATCTAATTCTTTATACATTCTCAACCTTCTAACAATAGAACTTCGAGCCTCACTGTTTAGAGTGAACTCTAGTTCTAATTCTCTTAAAACGCTATTATAACAAAAAGAACTACAATGTCTTCCTGTAAACATAGGTTTTTTATCGTCAGAACACCATCTATCTACTTCGTAATCGTAGAAACAAGGTGTCTCACAATGCTCGCAATATATCACTTCATGTCTGCTAACCATAATTCAGCAATAGCGAACCCTACTTAATATAATATTATACTTATTCTTAGAATGAAGGAAAGTAACAGTAACATAATATAAAAAGAAGAACCCATTATATATATTATATTGGTTTAGTACTATATTATTATATATCTTTTTTACTTTCTTTTTGTTTTTTGAGTGTGTTATTAGGGGTGTTTTAGCGTTTTTTAGCGCTTTAGATGCGTTATTTCTGCAATCCCATTGCGTTCTCTAGCGCTTTGGTTGCGTTTTTTGGCGTTTTGCTTGCTTTCTCGATGATTGGTAACATTTTACTTGCGAAGGCTTGTACGAACCAACTTTCGTCTTTTAATGATTCTGCCATATTAGACAGCATGCTAAGTTTAGATCCCTCTTCGGTTTTGCCAATTTCTTTAACTGCGTTACCCATTGCCCCTTTCCAAAAGTTTTGTAAACTCTCACGGGCTCGCGGTAACATAAACTCTTCAAAGTCTTGTAAAGCTTGTTCTCTTATTGATTTTACAATTACTCCCATTGATAAAAGTAAAGTATCATCGCTATCGTTTGACCTTAACCACTCTTCAATACGAACTTGGGTTCTGTAAGGGATCCAATAAGTGTAAATTATAAAATATAAAACAAACGAAACCAACCAAATAATAAAAAAAGTGTTATCTGTCATTATTTACCAGTTAACCAGTTCCAAAATTCGGTTGCTTGGTCTGTTAAGGGCTCTGTTACAGGGTCAAACAATTTTTCAATATCTTCTTTAGTTGGTGCATCCGGGAAAATATCCGCACTCAATCCATTTTTAATTATATTATACATTTTAATTGTGTCTTCGCTTTTGTCTATCATCGCACCCAAAACCACACCTGGAGGTAAGTTAAGATCTATAGCGGGGACAAATTCACTTAAGGCAATTGGTGTGTTTAATCTGTTAATAACGTTTGAATACTTGCTTAATAAGAACCAAACACCCGCGATAACAAGCGTATTATTGGCTAAAGCAGGCAATACACCCAAAAAAATTCTATTAAGATCTATATTTTTCATTAAAGAATCAAAGTCTTTTGGTATTTTCATATTTTATAACCAGTAAGAATACAGGAAATAGCACCATTGTTATTCGATTGACTTCCTAAAACCTTGACGGTTGAATTAGGTGGAATAACAAACTCAA